TGAATGGTCGGCCGTCTAACAAGGAGAAGTCGGTGACAACTTTTGACCAAGGGCTCCTAGAGATGCGCCCGATCCTTCCGCCAAACACCTACGAGATCCACTATGTCCGTTATGGACTCAAGTGCGTGAAGCTTCATGACGCCTATAGCATGAGCGAGCCCGAATCATGGATCATTGCAGCGGTGGAATCAGGAATCCCGCGTGGCTTGCTGCCCAGCCGTCTATTCCTTAGCTTAATCCGGACCACTGCGGAGAATTACGGGGTCACAAAAGTCCGCTGGAATCTTTGTCCGCGTACGCTCCAACGCTGGGGTTAAAAAAAGGCGAAGGTCTTTCCCTTCTGTCCGCTAACGCCGTCCGCAAAGCAATTGGACTCGGACGCGCTGGCTGCCGGTGTTCTTTCGAAACACGTACTGGCCTGCGATACCGTGTCCAGGCCCTCCCCGAAGGGCCACCCCGGCTATGGTCAACACAAAATGCAGAAAGCAAAAAGCCCAGCGCGGTGGCTGGGCTTGTTAGTGATCAGTCCTATAGGCGCAGGAATGACAGTATGGGGAGATAGTGGCTCAATGGCTCATTGTCGTCAAGCGACGTTTGCCACCAGGAGGCCTTCATCGTCAAGGATGTGCTGGGCCTCGGTGAGTGCCTGATCAACCAAGCTCTCCAGACCCTTGCGAATGTCGCGTCTCCAGCGCTCTTGGGTCTTGATGGGGTGTGGCTCATCGCTCCAGTTGTCCATCACGTACCACGCAGCCGGCAGTACATTGGTGCTGCGCTTGCCCTCTACACCCGCAAGGCGCGGCATGGCCCATGTGACGATTGCGCAATGACGAAAGCGCTCGGGCGCAGGTGAGCGGAACGAGCGCGTTATCTCAGCGATCGCGGCATGCTTACGCTCGGCGTGCGTGGAGTACTTGGAGACGAGGGCTCGCCAGTGGTGCGGAGTAAGGTTCTTGTGCAGCCGACTGAACACCATGCAGTCCACTAGAAACGCAGCCTCGTTACCGACGATCTCCCCTTTCTGTTTGGCCGCTTGCATCTTTGGCTCGAAGTCGCAGCCGCCCGCACTGTTGATGGTTTCGGCAGCGAGTGCCCTGACTACTGCTGATTGCACGTCGCGATAAAAGCTCATGGTCTGCCCTCAATCCCCGGTGTAATTCGAGCCGCCGGCACCGCGGCGGTTGTTCTGTTCGTATTGTTCGTGCGCGCCGCCCTGACTGTGCCGTGCACGGTTCAGCTCGGCCGTGATGTTGCGCAGCCGCATGCTCAGTTGCTGAACCATCACCTCAACCGGTAGCGCCTCGCCCGTCTCGGCGCAGATCCAGCCAGACGCGTTACAGGCCAAGCAGTCGATCTGGTAGAAGGTGCCCGCCGTCACCGTCGCGCCGCGGCAGGCACTGCACACCACCAGCGGCTTGAGTTCACGCCGGAAGGATGGTCCGTGAGTCTTCTTCATTGCCCACCTCGGCCTTTCTTTCTTTTGAGCCAAGGTCTTGGCGCCTTGCCGCCGGACTTTGGAATGCCCCAGGCGTCAGAAGTGGAGAGCGAGACGGCGGAAAGAGCCACCGCAAGCGAGGCAGCCATGAGGATGTTTCGACCTGTTTTCATGCTTTTGAAACCTCGCCTATGGTTGATTCTTGGATAGGGTTGCAGGCCGTGTGGGGCGCGGCCTGTAGCGATTTATCGGAGTCCTCAAATCTAAAGCCGGTCAATGCGAGAATGACGCTTAGCCCCTTGCCGTCTAGATGGCGGTGCCACTTCTCCAGCGCGTCACGCTTACGAGCCATAACGTCGGACTGGATGTAAACCTTCACGTTGTGGCCCATGGCATGGTTGATCAGTAGCTCGCCGATCAGGTGGTCGATCCCGATGTCGGCCCAGCCTGTGCGGGCGAGCTTGCGCAGGTCGTGACTCGTCCACTCGCCCTTCCCCAGGCGCGTGAACACGGCGCTGGCCTGGCTCTCGCTCAGCGGCTTGCCTCGGCGTCCAGGGAACAGGAACGGCCCGGTGTAGCCTCGGTTCTGCTGCACTTGGCGATAAAGCATCAGCAGATGCCGGACAGCCTCGGTCAGCGGCAGGTAATGCTCTACCCGGGTCTTCGTGTCAGCCGCCGGGATGAACCAGACCTGTTCGGCTAGGCTTATGTGGTCCCAGCGCGCCAGACGGGTTTCACCAATGCGGGTGCCGTGGCAGAGCATCATCAGCGCCAGGATCGCGTCATTCGGGATGGGAAAAAGCTCACGCAGCAACAACTGCAGCAGTTCCTCGATGTGCACACCGCGGAGCCGCGATGGCTTGACGGTGACCTTCGCCTTCGAGAAGTCGCTGAACTTGATGCCTGTCAGAGGGTTGCTCGCGATCAGACCAAGCTTATGGGCCTGACGGAATGCCAGCGCCAGCAGCTGGAAGACCAGCCGCACGTAATCGATGGACAGCGTTTCCTGCATCGGCCACATCAGCTCGCGATCCAGAAAGGCTTTGTCGATATCGGTCAGTGCTGCAGGGCCGAGGCGGGGCAGCAGGTGGCACTTGATCGCGGAGGCGGCCGTGTCTTTGCGCTTGTCAGAGAGGCTGCGATCACGAGACATGCGCTCGGCGTACCAGTCCAGCAGCTCACCTACGGTCAGCCACTTCGAAAGGTTCGTGCTCGCGCCCGCGTCCAGGCGCAGGCGGATGTCAGGCAGCGCCGCGATGACCTGCTTTACGGACAGGTCCGGGTAGCTGCCGATCCGATTCCACTTGCCACGCACCACCAGGAACCACGACGCCCGGGCGCGGCTTTTGGCGAAGCGCAGGTACAGGCCTCGATGCTCGTAATCCCTAAGGTCACGGACCGTGCCGGCCGCCTGCCGTTTGATTTCGGCGTCGGTGATCTTGACTGCTACCGTCGTCATGCAGCCACCACAGTCGGAGCGAGTCGGAGGTAAGCGCGGATCTGCTCCATCGCGTCGAAGTGTCCACGGCACACGATCGCCAGATAGCCCTGATCATTGAGGCGGCGGATCCAGGCGTGTTGGCTGGCTGAGACCGGAGCCGCACCCGGCGGCGTGGCCTTGAACTCGATGTAGAGCCCGAAATAGCCGCCGCGCGCCATCGGCAGCACCAGATCAGGCACGCCAGCTTTGACGCCCTGCCCTTTCAGCTTGATTGCGACCAGCTTGTGGCGGTGCCCGCCGTTGGGCACGTGGTAGATCAAAGCGGCCACGGCCGGCAGGCGCAGTTCGAGCTCCTTGATCAGCGCTGCCTGCTCCAGGCCTTCGCGGTCGACCGGCTTAGCGCGGGTCGCCTTCGGCTTAAACAGCCTCATTTGGCCGAACCGCGCAGTGGGATGAAAGCGAATCCGCCGCGCCCGTCATGCAGAACCTTGGCGGTATTGAGGAGCGTTTTCAGCTGGGTCCAAGTCATTGGAATACGCACCTATCGCCTGGATTTTTTAGAGTGCAGGACAGAGCCGGCGCCGGGTTCACAACCTCTTCGCCTTTGTGGGCTGTGCTGATTGCGGCTACCAGGATGATGGCTGCTAGGCAGATCCAGATTCGGGAGGCGCTCATGGGCGATTCCTTCTGTTCGAGCTCATGAACTCCTGCAGCTCCAGGTCGCAAGCCCAGTCATCTGTCCAAGCCGCAAGCAGAACCACGGGAACAGCGAAGAGAATGGCTTCGTCTTTGAAAAAGCAGGCGCCGAGCAATATCAGTCCGGTGATGGTGAAAAACCAACTGAGATATCTCATGCAGCCACCTTCCCTTCGCTCACCAGAATGTCGATGGTGCGCACCATGCCTTCCATGTGCATCGTGCGGAGTTGCTCACGGCTGAACTCGGTCTTGCGGCGGGCGTCGACGGCGTCGTGACAGGCCGAGCACGCCCAGGCGGCCTGAAGGTCGTGCGGCTTCAAGCCAGTGCCACAGCGAGTGCCGGCCATACGCAGATGCGCCAGCACGGTGGTTTCAGGATCGCCATTGCACACGCCCGGCACACGGATCTGGCAGTCGCGGCCGCGCGCGGCCTTGGTGAACTTCGTCTGCTTGGTCATCACATCCACGCCCCGAATTGAG